GGCTAGTGCTAGTCCATGCGCTTAGCGCGTGAATCTCATCGTTGCCGTAATGTCCAATCAATTCTACCGTGTTGTTCATTTCTTTGAGTTTGTGCTTGCTTTTGGTGTTTTCTCCTCTGTCAACCGTAAGAAAACTATGCCTTTTTTCTTACAAAAGTAAACAGTCAAGTCTAAATTATTTATTCTTTTTAATTAAGAAGTTAAACATTTAAGGGTTAAAGGTTGAGCGTAGATCAACCGTCCGTTTTCGCTTCCCTTCAGTTCCAGAGAAAGGAGGTTTAAGGAGAGAAACAAGGCTCTGCCATTGGTAGTCTGACCCTTCGGCTCGCCGTATTCTTACATTCGGGCGTAATTCAGCTTTGTCTCGCTTCCCTTTCAGACCTTTCGACTATCTGGTTGCCATAGCAGGAATACCTCCTGACCTTGCTATGGACTTGCGACAAAACCTAGCTTCTGATGAGTATCGTGCTTTTGGCAGTATGGCCATCGGGTAAAGCAGAAATCCCGTACAGGGCGGATGGAGGGGCCTGTACGGGACTAAGACCGAGCGGCGAGCTAGTGTTACCTAGCAGTTCCATCCGCTCGGCAAGAGCTACAATCTACCACTTTGTGCAAACGTCAACTGGCAGCTACCAACTTTGTTATGTCGTAAGTGCTTGGTATTGCGACAACTCAGCCCGTAAAATCAAAATGTTGAAAAAATTAGCTCGCATTTTCAACAAGCGCAAAATAGGTTTTGGGGCATGGGGCGACGAAACCCATCAACGATCCTCTTACCTAGCCATCAGGTGACGAAATAAAGGTGGCGCCAACTAACACACAAAAACACATGACTGACACACAACTAAACGCCGAACAGGAAGCTTTTCTAGCTTTCATGGACGCATCTAAGAAAAGCCTAGATGCAACAAATCAAATTAGTGAGGTTTTTCAAAAGTATATGGATGCTACTAAAAAAACTACTGAGGCTTATGCGGAATATGTCCGCCTTCAAGCAGTTGAAACAAGTGCTTATTCCGACTATGTAGAAGCATCAAAGTTTTCAAATATTCAATCCGATAATGCCAACAAGTTACACAATGAATGGGTTAAGATTAGGGGTTACTAAAATGGAAGAACATCCACATACAAGACTTATAAATACCAAAAAGTGGGCCGCAACGCAGGATGACTGCCGGGAAGTATCAATCTTAATTGAAGACCTTTTCTGGGCATTGGAAGAAATTGAACGCCTTCGTTTTCAACAATCCGACGCAGACTTGCAATATGACCTAGAAACCGAGTCTCGTTCTTGGCTACGGGAGGTGATCGAATGAGTAATGAACACGTAGCATCACTTTTTGCTTTTCTTAATTCAGCAAAGGTGAAAGAAAAATATGAGTTTTATCGGCGCGGTGGAGGCGCAGTAACTGGAACTTATTTACCAAAATCAAAAATTGGGTATAAGTTAACTGACAGCGAAAAACAGCAAATAATTGAACAATATCAAAAGCAGATACCGATTCAAGTAATTGCTAACAAAATTGGAAGGTCAAATGACTCTATTAGGAATGTTTTAAAAAGAGCTGGAATTTATGATGTTGATAGGGATAAACTATCAAACCTAATTGCAGGGCACGAATCAATTAAGACAACATACACAAATAAAAAACGCTAAAATGGGACACTATTACGACAAGGACGGAAACGCTTGCCATACGCAAGCCACCAAAGCTGGTGCTAAAAACAAGACGCGCCCAACTACGGTTGCCGACGCACGCAAACTCAAGCTGCTGCCAAGTGTGACAACGGTTATGGAAGACATAACAAAGGGTGCATTTGCTGATTGGGGGAAAAGGAATGTTCTTCGCATTGCGGGAGGAATCCCGTTAATTGGTTGCGAGAATGTTCAAGAATGGATTGGCGAAATCCTTAAAGTTGACAATAAGGAGAAAGATGACACCTTTAAGTTTGGCACGGCTATTCACCACGAAATCGAAGTCGCCCTGAATCACGGAGAATGGGATGAGGGACTTAATAATTATGTATGCCCTGCCTTAGATGCAGTTTGGGCTATGGACTTGCAGGAAATGGTCACTGAATCAGTCACGGTTAATTCAGAAATTGGCTACGCTGGATGCGTTGACCTTGCAGGCTGGATGCAAGACGCAGAGAGCATGGTGGAAATTCCAACAGTTCCTGTTATTGTTGACTTCAAGACCAAGAAAACTAAGGCGGGCGAAAAGATTGACGTTAGCGAAACCTATCCTTGGCAGCTCGCAGCTTACCACGTTTCCAAATTTGGCAAGAGCCAGCGTGAATTGCACCCTATGGCTAAGGCCGCATTGGTTTTTATTAGCTCAACGGAAGTTGGTCGCGTTGAAGTGGTATGGTTTGAACACGCAGACCTAGACTACGCATGGGACTGCTTTAAGGCTTGCCATAAATTATGGTGCTTACGCAACGATTATTACTTGACATACTAGGGTGAATACCCAACATAGAACACGATATGAATGAACTAAATAAACATGAGGAAGAAGCACTCCACGAAGTGCTGACAGACATTACCGATTCCAGCGATGAAATTGGTCAAAACCGCGCCATTGATCGCTACCTAAAGCTCAATATGGCAGTTGCCATTCGTAACGGCACGCTGTCGGGCGAAATGTTCGATAAGGCGTTAGATACACTTAAACCCAAACAGAAAATACACGGAAACAACTGATATGGCACCACTAGAACTAGATAAAATTGCCCCTGCACTCGTTGCAGCCCAAGCAAAAATCACGTTTGCAACTAAGGATAGCACAAATCCACACTTTAAGAATCGTTACGCCGACTTACAAAGCGTAATTGAAGCCATTAAAGGGCCGTTGAATGAGAATGGCATTGCGTTCATTCAAACTCCTTCCAAGTCGGAAGCAGGTTTCCTTAGTTTAACCACTATGCTGATCCACACTAGCGGCCAGTTTATTAGTGACACCGCTTCCATCCCACTACCAAAGAATGACCCGCAAGGTTATGGCTCTGCCCTTACATATGGTCGCAGATATGGATTGGCTGCGATTTGCGGGCTTTTCCAAGCTGATGACGATGGAGAGGCGGCTAAGCCTGTTGTTGTGCCTGTAATGGCATCTATGGCCAATAAGGCCGACATTGCCGCTATCAACACTTTTGCTGAAGGTTCGGATACGGGCAAAGTTGTTACCGCCGCCTTCAAGCATTACGCAGTTAAAGCAGCTAAAGACCTAACGTCAGACCAAGCAGCAGCTATCATTAAACGCTGCATTGAAACCGTCCAGAAATAATAAACAAGTCCATGCCTAACATCAACGTATCACTCGACATTAACGCTCTCCGCGATTTCATCAAAGAGAACCCCAGCTCCGTCTTTAAGGGCAAGAAGGACTATTTCTCCCTAACCCTGTTTGCCAATGAAGTACCCGACAAGTTTGGTAATGATTTCTCTGTTAAGCCCCGCCTTAGCAAAGAACTAAAGGAGGAGTTTAAGAAGGAGGATAAGAAACTGCCCTTCGTTGGTAACGCCAAGATTCAAGAGGCTTACGATCCTTCCAAGTATAGCAAGCCGACCACGCCGATCAAGAACGCAAAGGTAGAGGTTGCAGAAGATTTGCCGTTCTGATTTAGACACACTCGCCCTAGGTGTTAAAATTAGGGCACCGTTCTTTTAACAAACTAGACTCCGTTCCTTGCAAGACGAGACTTCGGAATATATCGCTGGAAATTTCCGGTGAGAAAGCTGGATCAAGTTTTGGCCTGCTAACACACGCAGAAGCGTCTGTGGCTGAAAGCGGAATAGTGCCTGTCCTACCGATGACTAGGCTCCATCTTCCCCTAGCTCGCCTCTGTCTGGCAGCAATCGCCACGTTATGCTACTAGGGGGTTCTTCCCACCATCATCTAACATCGAAAGATGCGCCTTGAATGTCGTAAATGCAGGCGGAAATCCTGCTGGTGGTTCCTTTGCCCTCATAGCATGAAGGTCGTGCAAAAGTTTTGTAAACTTTAGGCGAGGTTTCGATTCCCTCTGAGGGCTCCAATTTACTCCACAGTAAAATCTACCGATTCAGTAAAACATGAAAAAACAAATAAATAAATTAGACCACTTCAATAAAAGCGACTTAGTGTTCTGGGCATTTAGATATATGCTAGGCCGTCAGTCTTACGCAGTTAGCGACTTTGCTGAACGTTTAGCTTTAAGCTGGAACTCACTAGATAAGCAAGTACAGCAGTTAATCAAAAAAGAGCTTGATAAAGCGTTCTTGAAAGATGATGAAACCCGTGCATTGAAATGCGACTACAAAACTCTTGGTGGTGATTGCGACCGTAATTCATGGCAAAAGGTTAAAGACGCCTATGAAAAAGCAAACTGAAAAGCCTTTCAATGGCGGAAATTGGTCGATTAGCCGTATGCGTAGTTTCGCTATGTCGGCACTACGGAGGGCACAATGGCCAGCTAAATACCAAGCAATTTCACAGGCTTACATTGGTGATGGAATTAACCCAAAGACAGGTAAGCCGTGCAAGTTACACAAATGCCCCACTTGCGAGAAAGTGTATCCAAAGGGCATGATGCACGCAGACCATAAAAATCCGGTAATACCCATTGACAAACAGTGGTCAAATGGTTTTCTCGGCTACGATTGGAATGAAGTGATGCGTAACTTATGGTGTGAGAAAGATGGATTTTCCGCAATCTGCAAGGAGTGTCATAAAACTAAAACAAAACAAGAAAACACAGAAAGAAGAAACAATAAATGATTAACCTGCCAGCTCCAATCGGATACAAGCCAAGTAAGAAAAGCAAAGGAGTATTTCGCTATCCAACACAAGAAGAACGAAAGCTAATTTCTAAATTTATTCTAGTAAATGGGTCTTATAAAGCAGAAATAGAGTTTAACATTAGCAAAACATTAGCCAAATCTATTCGCAAACAGTTTGGCATTGCACCACTTAAAGTGGGACGAAGCGCAACTTATACTGATGACGATGTGAAAAAGTGGATTGCTTATTTAAAGGAAAATAAAAACAATATAAAGCAGTGTTCAAAAAACTTTAGCTGCTCACACGATACAGTTGCTCGCAGGGTTAAAGAATATGAGTCTAAATTTAATTAAACAATATTGCGAATATGTAACCAAGGCTGCAAGCGAACAGGGATGGAAACTCGCACTAGCTCTACACGGTTTCGCATGGCAAAAGGATGGTGAAACCAAACAATACATTTACGTTACCAATGATGCAAGAGACGCATTGCATCAGGCTTGTATGACACTCGATAACGACTTCCTCAAACTACCACAATTAGAAATTAAATGAAAACAGACGGACTATTCAGCGCACATTCAGTTATCATCAACGCAAAGCTCAATGAGCCCTTCTACATCATTCCCTTTGGCGACATCCACCGCGAATCAGAGGCATTTGCACATGAAGAATGGGAGCAGTTTTTAGCCTACGCAAAGAAGAAAAAGAACACCTATTTTTTCGGCATGGGTGACTACTGCGATGGTTGCAGTACGTCAGAGCGTCAAATCTTGGGCCAACTCCACGATAGCACCGTGGCAACAATGAAAGGCGTTTACAAGGGAGTTATTAAAACCTTGGCTAATGAGCTTTCCTTTATGAAGGGCAAGATCATTGGCATGTTAGGCGGAAACCACTTCTACGAGTTTGAGAATGGAGAGAATACCGATCACATCTTGGCGCACGCATTAGGAGCAAAATATCTCGGCTGTACGTCTTTGGTTCGCCTGTCGCTAGCGTTTCCAGATCGCCCTAAATTAGCTGTTAGCCTAGACTTATTTGGCAATCATGGCAAGGGTGGTGGTCGTACCGTTGGCGCAGTGTTTAACGCCATTGAAGATATGCAAAAGGTTGCTGATGCAGACATTTATATTCAAGGACACACGCACAGTAAGGGTATTATGCCTAGTTTTCCCCGTATGCGACTAGTGCCAAACGGAAAGAACGGCGTAACTGTTCGTGCTCGCCAGCCTTTCTTGGGCCGTACTGGTAGCTTTCTGAAAACCTACGAGAACGGCAAGAAGGCTTATGGCGTAGATGCACTCTATCCTGGCTGTTCTCTAGGCGTAATCGAGTTTGAGGTGACGCCAATTCGCGTACGAAAAGACGGGGTAGATCGCATTGAGTTGAAGATTACGGGTAAAGCATGAACTGGATAAACGTAAATGATAGACTTCCAGAAATGAAGGAAGAACACCACGGTCACTTTAGCTCAAATAAAGTATTGGTTTACTCTAAAGAGGCAGGGTTATTCTTGGCATCGCTTTGCACAACTTTTGGAAATTCTAATGGCAAGTGGTTTAAGGATGGAAGCTATAAAGTTTGCAAAGACGCCATAACCCACTGGACTATGCTACCCGATAAGCCTAAATGCTAATCCCTAGAGACAAGCCCTTCATTGACGGTCTTCGCTATCGGGAGACTGCTAATGTAGATAACCGTAAGCTAATGCTCTACGAGGAAGACGAGAACGGCCCATTGCAGCGTGTTTTAGGCGTTTTGGCTTGCGTAGAGGCGTTACCACCTGATAAAGTGGCAACGCCAGCTAAAAAGAAGCACGTTGGATTCTGGTAAGACTAGCCCCCGTTATTGGGGGCTTTTTTGTTTACTCTCCTCTAGCTGCCTTACCGAACTTTCGTTCTGCATGTAAAACTGAGCACGCTGTGCAAAGTTTAGGTTGTCGAGGAATTTAGCCATCTCGCCAACAGCATCCTTGGTCTTTAAGTACCCCTCTGGATTGGCCGAGAAAAGGGAATTTACCAAAGCGTACTTACCACGCGCAATTAGATTGGCGGCATTTCGAGTGGTTGCAGCCATTGATTGTCCCGCAACTCTAACTCCACCAATGGTTGCGGCAGTTGTACCAGCAGCAGCGGCAATACCACTACGCACGCTATCGTCACCCTTTGGTTGGCCTATAAACTTAGCCAAAACCAGCCCATCCTCGTATGACTTCCGAAGGCTCTTTAGCTGTTCCGGCGTGAACACGGCGATGGCACGTTGATACAGTGATTTATCGTCCTTGCTGGGCTTTAGTGCATCAACAAAAAGCGATAGTGCACGCTCTGGGTCGCGTCCATTAGCCGCACCCATAAGAACGTCATTCAGAAACCGTGTTTGCATTGCTTGCGCCAACAGCTTGTCCTCACGTTTGCCCCGCTGTAGCGTTGTCATCATTGCCTTTAGGTCGGCGTTTGCCAATGGCCCCGAAGGCTCTGCAAAGGTGGAATAAAACTGGTCATAACTTTGGTAATCGCTCCTGATTTTCGCAAAGGACTGCGGCATCGCTTCGTTTCTTGCAACAAAGAGAAGCTCGTTTGCCTTCTTTTCATCCAACCCAGCTTTGGTTAAAGCCTTCCTTGCTTCATATACAGACTTGCGTGCTTGTGGGTTATTGCCCATAGCTTCAAACAATGCAGCCTTACCAATTTGCGATTCTGCGTGTTGCGTTGCCAAGTCCTGCGTTAGCGCCTTAATCTTCGGCAAGCTAGCTAAATTACCCCTAGCGTTAGGCAGGGACATCAATGTCTCGACTTGCTGCTTGGTTAGCTTAGATGCCTCTGGATACGAGGCGATAGCATCCTCTAGCACAGCCCATGACCTAGTGTTACCAAAGCCGAACGACTGCAATGCTTCTGGGCGCTTACGCATGTCCCCAAGTGCGGATAGCATAGTCTTAGGGTTAATTTCTCCACGCTGATTAGTCGCTAAGTCCATAACGTAAGAGCGAACAGCGTCACGCGAACGGATTTTGAGCATTTCCGCCAATTGGACATTCCCGCTAGCACTTAGGGCCGTCTCCATCTTTGCGTATCGAGTGCCAGCACCAATACCATTGTCTTGAATGTCTTTGATTAGCGACTGCATCAATGGGGTGTTGTCGTTCTTCCCAAAGAGCATCGTTCGCACATCCCCATCCTTAAACGCCTCTATATTGCGATAATATGCGCGAGCTGCGTCCCATGCCTCTGCGCCATCTTTACCTAGAGCATTTACTTTCTGTAAGTTCATTGACTCCGTAATAGCTGACGAAGCCTTTGATAGATAGTGGTCAGAGGCAGTAGGCGCACCGCCAATCCCAATAAGATCAAAAACACCGTTTCTGGCGTTTATCAATTGGGTGCGAGTGGCGCTTGAATAAACCTTCTTACCCTCGTCGTCCAACTCAAACGGAATGTTTTTAAGCAGTGAAGAAACCTGCTTCTTAACTTCTTCAGGAGCCGCATCAATAGCGTTCTCAACAGATGAAACAATGGTCGCTGCGTCAAAATTTCCATCAGGTATAAGGTCGTGCATCGCATTGGATGTAGCCTTAAATGTTTCATAGGAAGCCTCTGCCTGCTGCGCTAAATTTGCGCGGGCCTGTTGTGCTACAAGCGGGGACGTAGATGCGCCTCCAACTGCCTCAGCAAATTGCTTTGGCGTAAACGCAGCCAAGTAGCTATCAACCGCATATTGCGCCTCGCCATTGAGTGCATCAATCTTGGCCTGTCGTTGGGCTGAAGCAATGCCCTTTGCTTCACCAACAACCACTTTGCTTCGATTCTGTTTTGCTAACGCTAGTGCATTTGTCGCTACCCCCACATTTTCGCCCGCCTTAGTTGAAGCTTTTTCTAGCGCCGGAATAATGCCTGCACGCTTGTTTATCTGCTCCATCATAACGCTGGGTCTAGTCATTGGCGCAAACCCTCCAACCTCGCGCACTCTAGCATCATTAAAGCTAGTTAAAGCTTTTGCTACATTATCTCTTACAGCTTCATTGGAATCAACTGCTCGCATTAAATCAGGGGCATACCTAGAGTTGATAAACCCAAGCTCAACCTGTTCAGCCGGAAGGCCAGATTCAATTAGGCGTTGGCGCAAATTCATTGCAACCTTAGCTTCTTCCGCATTAGGGGCTATGCCACCAAGTACACCACTGAAACCGCTAGCACCGCCAGCAATAGCCATGCGCCGCAATGCCTCTCCGCTATCCTCGCCTCTAATAGACGACGAAATCACTCCCTGTGATAAACCAAACACTGATGCACCCAATCCATTGAGTAGCGGGCGTGTAAGTGTACCCTTAGCCCACGGACTAGTAAACCCCTCTACAGTAGCGGAACTAAATGAGTCGAATACGTCAGCGGCAATGTCTTTGGTCTCGTACTTTCCGATTCCTGTCACATCCCGCCTTGCTGACTTATATGTTGACCCAATGCCATAAATTAGCGCCGTTTTCGCCGCTGTGCCTAAGACCTTAGCAGCTGTCATTTCTGCTGTAACCGGATTAGAGAAAGAGGCGAGATTAACTAATGCGTCAACAGTATTATCTGCGTACTCACCGGATAACTGCTGGAGGCTTGGCGAGAATACGCCTTGCTCTCTAGCTCTATTGCGAGCTTCATCGCCAGCAAAAGCCAGTCTAATTTCCTCTATCGGCCCAGCGTTGCGAGCGCCGCTATCAGTAGTGAAGTAGGCAGGGTTTTGTTTATCCACCTCAAACGATGGACGACGCGATAGCAATGAAGTGAAATCGTCTTCGCTAACACCAGCTTTCGCCGCTCTAGCAGCAAAGCTATTCATCTCTTCTTTACTAATTGCGCGACCCTCATTCTGGCGCTCCCATGCAGCAATGTATGCTGCTGACTTAGGCGCTGGAAGTTTCTGCTGTTCTGGCTGGGCTTGTTTGTCTAGCCCAGCAATAGCGGATTCCATGTCCTCAACACTAGTTCCATCAGGGAACTGAATGTCGCCATGCGTAGGGTGTTTTACGATTTGCATTATTATTGTTCTTGCTGAATCAGCTTACCGTTCTCGTCAGGAATAAAAACAATTGGATTGCTAGTTGGGGAGAAATACTCCCCCTTAAATACCTCGATCGGGGTTTTATTAGCATTAGCACCTTTAGTTTTGCGTGTAGGAAAATTAAATGGAGTCACCTTGACCATTTGCGACCTCTCAAACATTCTAGCCGAGTCTGATGCAGCCCAGGCGTTGTAATCGTTCATTTGCGCACGGTAAATGGAATCGCGCAGTTCAGCCATAAACTTAATTGTCTCAGGCTCCGTAAGTGCTGTGCCGCCAAAAGCATTTCGTATGCGCTCGCCTTCCTTTTCAGTATTCATCATGCTAGAGGTAACTCCAGCCTGAGACGCAGCACTAATGCCCATTGAGGTCATTAACGCCTCCATGATTTCAGTTGAACTTGCGCTATTCAATGCGTCCTTGTCTCCGCCAAAAACGGCGTCTGCTGCCTTTTTAACCCAAAGGCGCAGGGGCTGTACTGCACCAGTTACAGGCTTGCCCGATTCAATCAGGGCAAGAATTTCATTATTCTTCTTGATTTCGGTTGTCAGCCTTTGCCCTGTCTTATGCATTTCGTCCTGCCTCTTATACAGCGCCTCGCCAGCAATTTCATCGTATTTCTTTTGTCCGGGAGGGAGGTTTACTGTAGTGTTGGATGAACCAGCACCCTTAAATTCTTTCATCAATGCTCTATCCGCAGGGCTTGCACCTAAAAAGGCTTTCCACTCAGGGGTTTCTTTAGCAGCCATTTTGCCTTCAAACTCCATGCGACCAACCTCGGCTGCATCAAGAACTTCTGGGCTATAAACGCCAACGGGGTTCTTCTTTCCTAGTATTAAGGCGTTACGCGCAGATTCTATGTGCCGCTGCTTGTTTTGTTCAGCAGCCTGAGATTCAAGCATTTGCTGCTTAATTTGCCTGTCCTGAGTTTGGTATCCAAGTCCAACTAAATCGGCAAGTGTTTTGGTTGCTCCTTGGGATAAAGCAAACTTGTCGTCAACGCTAACACTAGGGTCATTTAGCTGTTGAAGTGTCTCCATGTAAGCCTTTTGTGCTTTTGGTGGCAGCGATGCAGCTATTTCCCCAAAGCCCTCTAGCTGCTTTGTGCTAGCCTTGATAGCCGACTCCTTCTGCTTATTGAGCTTCTTTTGCTCCGAGAAGTCCTTAATAGCCGCACCAATGCCCTGCCCTAGCTGTTGCATACCTTGCCCAATCGCAGCCGCTCCTTGTGCCGCTCCTTGCGTGTACGCTGAATAGTCTGTACGCCCTAATCCTGCGTTAATTTGTGAGCCTGATTGAAACATTTTATTTAGAGCTTAAATGATTAGCAATGCGACCATCCATCCACCAGCGAATTAGCTTCTTCAGCTTAGGCTTATTAGCAATCCATAGGGCAAACTTCTCACCTCTTTTTGCGTACAGGTCATGGAACCAGCGAGGCGCGGAAACAGTGAGCCATTCACGGAACAGTAGCCACGAAGGGCTTTCCACTCCATAAATCTCGCGAGCAACCCAGCACATTGCTCCAGCAGCAGCACCACCACCACTAAGCGCACCACCAATAATCGCACCCCTCATTGCGCTCTTTGCGCCAAAAATAGAAGCCTGATAGTTAGCCTGATTTGCATTATTCTGCAATGCCAAGTTTACGCCAGCATTGGGGTCAAATAACTTCGGCCCTTGGTTCTGAGCCATACCCTGACTTTGACCCATAAACTGACTTCCCATAGCCAAAGCATTGCTAGGACGACCGAGAATAACGTTGGCAATGTCACCAGACAGCGCACGGTTGTAACCGAAAGCCTGTTGACCTGCCATTTGTGCCATTTGCGCACGTTGAGCAAGAGCGTTCTGCCGATTGAGCATTTGCGCAGCAATTACGGAGTTACTGCCAGTACGCCCAGCCTGTTGACCAAGCATTAGGGCTTGCTGGTTAGCTGCACGCTGATCCTCAAAGCCAAGCGTTCCTGACTTATTGAAAGCATCTAGCGCATAAGCCTGTTGAGCCTCGGCAATAGCCTTAGAATAGGGGTCTGCGTTGCGTAGGGCTTCAGTTGTCTGAGCACCATATTGACTAAGGCTGGCAATGTCCTGCTGACGCTGCATGGCTTGCGCTTCGCGGTCTAGTTCAGCCGATTTGCGTGTTGCTTGCTCAGTAAGGCCAATTACACCTTGCTGCCCACCTGTGCCAAGCATATAGGTGTTAATGTCGGCCAAGTCGAGAGCGGCATACTGAGGGCGATTTACGCGCTCTGCCTCAAGCAACTTAGCTTGCAATGTAGGATCGGTAACGCCTTGATAGTTGGCAAACCCTTTGCCAAATAAGTATTCACCAGACGCTTGTGCGGCGTCAACTGGTGCTGGTGCTGCTGGTGCTTTTCCGCCCATATTAGTATCGAGTTAAAATTGTTTTGAGTTTATCCAAGTCGTAAAAACGTACATTGTCCTTACCATTAAATCCCCTGCGCCAACCAATGCGGGGTAAAGGATAGGGCAGCATCCTTATCATATCGTCCATCCTACCACTTCCGACAACAAGTTCAATGAACCATGCGTCGTGTCCATCTTCAGTAAATTCTTCGTGGTTAGCTTCACGGCAAGGGCGGGCAAAGGCAATGTAGTCTGGGCCTGTTGCTGTATGCCCGTACATGGTGTAAAGACGCTGAATACGACTAAACTCCTCAGCACCATACATAGATAGTGCTTTTACAGTTGCGTTCATTAAGCTCCAAAAACAGCTACAGATATTTCTGATGCGTCGTCACCCCCAGAAATACCTCTAACAACACACTGAACAACAAACTGTGCTGTAGTTCTACTTGTTGTGTTTATGTAGTTTCCACTGCCAGCACCGGAGCCGCCAGCATTCCCAATCGCTGAATAATTTGCGCTAGATAAGCCAGAAGAAAAAACAACAGTGTAATTGCCTGCGCTATTTCTAGTTACAGAACTTACGTTATATGATGCTGTTGGGGCGTTTGACCCAGTTAATGTTCCATTGAATAATGCCCATGCCTTACACACCTGTGAAGAACTTTGAGTTGCAGCTGTACCAAGTCCTAGATTAGTTCTAGCAGTTGATGCACTAGCAACATCAGACAAATTGGACGCACGTTGGCAACTAGCAGCAATTGCAGCAGCCTGTGCATCATCAGCCTCTTTCTTCGCAAAAGCAGTTGTGGCAACAGCGGTCGTATTTGTGTCAACAGCCTGCGTTACAGCAGTGGCACCAGTTGGAATGGCTACCGTTAGCGACAACTTAGCACCAGTAATGCCACCATCCTTAACAACAATGGCACCACCAGACAAAGCAGTGGTAACACCATCTACAGCACCAGTGTCGAACGTGCCGCTATCAATTAGCTGATGCAGCTTAGGAGAAGTAACTTGCTCTGTGCCGGTGAATGTTTTTCCTTTAACTAAAATTGCCATAAATTATGTGCTTGATTGTTGAGATTTCATCGCAAGAGCAGCGCCAATTTTAACAGCTCTTAGTTTTGGCCTGCCAGCAGTAGGAGTAAAAACCAATTGACCGGAATAGCCCCGATAGTTACCTGTGCGAGTTCGTAGCGTAGAATCTTCGCCTGCTGCCAAACTCGCCCCAAGCATTTCGTTAATGCTTTCAAGTTGAATGGAGTCATCAGGGTTAACGATTTCTAGGCTCAGACTAGCATTACTGGCAACCGCAGCAGAGCTTTCCACATGGATTTCCACGTTGTTCCACTGCTTCTTGTCGATAACACCATAGGTGTAACCACGCAAAGCCACCTCACTTGGAATAGCGTGCTGCGTCTCTGGCTGCGCCACTTCTAGGGCCAATGTGTCTTGAAAGCTATCCAATGTTTCAGCCTCATGTATTGCTCCACTTGAAGAAACATAGAACAAGCGATTAACGCTACTTGCGCCCGCCTCCAACACCCACTTGGCGTCAAATAGGGCCGTAGCGTCATCATTAACCGTGTCCACGCTTTCCCATGATTGATTAAGGAAGCTATAAACCAAAATGGAGCTATTGGTTGTCGCGCTATCCAGCGGAACGGCCAAATAGTAGCGATTGTCGTGAAACACGGCAGAAGCCTTGTCTGCATAGGCTCCATTGATACGCTTTATTACCGGACTAATAGACTCACTTAGCGGCAATCCAGCTCCACGCAAGTTATACAAGTCACCGAAATCGAGCGAGTAAACCCCGTTATCGCTAAGGAAAATAATGCTATTGCCAACCGTAACGATAGATTTGCGTGCTATACAGCCAACCTCACGGGTAAGCTCCTTAACTTGTGTGCTAGACAAATCCACCGTTCCCTGTACCAAATGGATGCTATTGCGACAGAAAACGATAATACTGTCATCAGCAAAAGACTTGAGGCCAACAATGTAATCGGCAGAGCCAGACGCGATAACAAATTGGTCTTGGATGGTGTCATAAGTGTTTTGGTCGAGAATGTCAGAGGCAATTAACTCATCTAGCGTGTTTCGGCTAGTGATAATAGGCGTACCACTGGTTCCAGCCATTGTCCATTTATACGGCATCCATAGGCGGCGACTATGATAAATAGCCCAAGGCGGCGTTGGCATGTGCGAGTAGCCAAGTCCAATGGTTACGCCTTTTGTAAACACAAAACTCTTATTTGTGTGGTTGCCTGCTTCTAAGCGAATAGTAAAAGTATTTGCAGTTGGAACTGTTTGAACGTAATAAAATCCTTTACCCTCAATAGAGGGATCATTTGTCTCGAGAACCTCTATTTTATCCCCTACAATTAAGCCATGTGAGGTTTCCGTAATTGTAGCAACACCATTTGTTATATTGGTATTTGTGGATGTTTGAAATATCTTTGGCTGCGTGTACGCACCATTGGAAACAAGCGTAAACGCACCAGTAATAGATGCACTTGTTGCAGCCCATTGAAAGGCCACTTCACCGTCTCGCAGAATGAAGACGTAATTAAACGCATGGAGTACATCGCATTCCGCTGTTACGCCTTCAGTACCCGGATAGGATACGTCCGTACTTGTGCCGTCAGCAACTTTCACGAATACGGCCTTATTGGAGCCAGCTAAAACAATGTAGTCGTCTCCTTGGCTATATGGGTTGCTAAACACCGCAGCACCATAGATGCCTGCTACATCATCTGATAATGACGGAGGTGTGCCAGCATCATTTAAATTAAATGGAAGCTGCAAGGCGTTGCCTGTTGCAAGAATAGGCCCAAATACGTCAATGGCCTTGCGGGGTTGCCAACTACCATCAACATCTAAGCGCCCATTCTCGCTTCGTGCTAACGTACCAACGGGGAGCTGGTCAGCACGCATACGCATGTTGAGCTTCGTAAAGCTTATGTCCGCATCGTCAATAATTTGGTCATCCCTAGGGCCGTTAGAAGAATAGCGAGGCATTAGGCTTTATTTAAGAGGAATTATTTACTTCTATTCTACAAAAACCACTACACTGTGCGACTTAAAATAACCTTAACTTGACCAGCAGTTACCGCAGTAGTATCAGCATCAGCAGCGCCTCCCGTAATAGCCAATCCTAGTCCAAGTGGGAAGCGGTATCCGCTAAATCCGGGCGTCAACTGTTCTTTACCCGGAACGCCAGCAATCGCCGCCGGAACTACTACCATCATCGCAGGAACATCAGTACCAACCGTTGGAGCTGTTGCTTTATTGTAAAGCTTAACATAAGCCGCAACAGCTCCAGTATTTGTTGCGTAGAGTGCTTGTAACCCAGATGTTCCAGTTAAAACAAGTTGACCGTTAGTGCTTGCAGCAGAATTTATAATTAATGGCGTAGCTGGAACAACTGGAGCCACTGCAATACCAGCAGCACCAACGGTTGCAGTTACTGTTCCTGAATCAACAACTACGCGCTGGGAATTACCAGACCCAGTTTGGCTAACGCCGGCGACAATTACCTTATTTATGCCGGTTTGCTCAAGGGAAAATTTACCAACAGTAAAACGAGTGGTAGATGCTGGAGCAGTGACGCCATTAAAAACTTGAATAAATAAATAAAGCGGCGTATTTGCATCAACCAACGATTCCATACGCGAAGCGCGAGATGAAAACTGAAGGGAAGCAGCAGTTGCGGCGACGGAATCAGCTAAGTAGGATGAAGTGGTATCTCCCGAAAACTGAATTACATTTCCTGGGCTTGCGTCGGTAAAAACAGATGCAATCGTGGCGCCCGAGGCCCAGCCTTTGCGCTGGGAATCATACCAAATCAAAGTGGCACTTGTGCCGTTTTTAACAGCGGAAATCGCATTCCACCCAAACACCGTAACCGTGCCAGATGCACTTGGAGTCCAAGCCTTGGCACTCATGGTTAAAGTGAGCGTGCCTGTTGTTGCGCCAGCATTTAAACATGTAAAAGTCGTAACGCCTCCCGTTGCCTGAGTAAGTAGCGTAACGGAACCGTTGACAATGGCGGTTACGTCGGAAGATGCAGATACCGTTGCGGTTTCACCAATTGAAAAAAGCGGGTTTCCGCCAAGAAAGGAAACTGTCGCAGTTGTGGTTGCGCGAGTCCATGTTGCTGCAAATACAGGAGAAAACGTAATTACATTGCCGGAAACTTCGACAATTGCATAGCGTCCGGGCACAATGATAGCAGCGCCTTGGCCTCCTCCTAGATAGCACGATTGGCCAATATTGACAGATGTAAAACCATGTCCACTTGGCAAAGTTACGGAAATAAGTAGGCCGGTAACGTCAGTAGTAAACGAAACGTTAGAGCCAATTAAATCAGCTAAATAAATGCCAAAATGTTGATTAACTATTCTTTGACTAAGGGTTGCTCTAATCCTAGCAATGTGTCCACCCTTGATTGAGTCAACCGAGCGCATTAAGAACTCTGAATTTGCTGTTGTCCCAGTATCGACACTTAAATTTCCATAGGATTGAGCAACAGTTATGCCGCTGCCAGTTGCCCCAATTTGAATGGCTTCATCAGCAGTCAAACCAGATCCTGTCTTGCTAAAAGAACAATCAATAATTTTAGCGTCTGCGTTATAGATTCGCTGAGTGGTATTCGTTGTCTCACCAGAACCAAGCTGTGGTCCTCCGGTTATAAGCTTATTACTAATTTCTGAAAGATTAGTATTTGCAGTTTCCTGATTAGACGCATTTGCGCTTTCGATGCCATCATCGTATATGATGGTTAACTCATCCGCGTTATTGTGCCCAGTTGTTGAACAAGCCAATGTTAAAATTGGACTTGCATAAGTCCCAGTAAACAGGGAACCTGCTTGCGGTTGAAAGTAAATTACGCCGCGAGTTACGTTTGTAACATGAAGAATGTGCGATGCGCTAGAAGGTATTGTTGTTGCAAAAGTAATTGTTTTTGCAGCAGCATTAAACGTAACGTTAGCAGGAGGTAAAAGTTGTTTCATTTTAAAATTAACCTAACGCAATTGCCAGTCCAGCAGCTAATCCAATAGAGCAATAAACCGTTGGCGTTGTCCATTGTGTGTTATAATCAGTTCCATCTATTTTAGATAAAACTTGATTTGTTGACCCGCCAATTGGAACGCCTACACCTGTTGCTCCAGTAGGACCGGTTGCTCCAGCAGGACCGGTTGCGCCCGCTGGTCCGGTAGGTTTAATAACGGAAACAGTGACATATTCCGTAGTAGTGTTAACGCTAACAGTTACGTCATCCGTATTAAGATTGTTGGAAACTGTTACTATGTCACTCATAATTAATCACGCCTCTTGTTCGCTACGCAGCATTGCAAACTTGCCCTTAATCCATGTTTTAGATATGTTACTAACAACGCAGCGAATATCCCACGTATAGTTTTGTTTAGACCAATCAGAAGTAACTGTGTCAGCTATTGCTGGTCTTGTTACTACGCCGCTTGCAATCGTGCAGGAAACAGGCCCATAAACAGTTGTAGCGCCGTTTTTAACACCAAATGTTGCAGAGCTAATAGTGGGTGCCACACCGTCAACAAGAATAGAGAAATTCTCTGCTTCAATCGTGTCGCCACGAACTACTTGCTGCGATGGAAACTCACCTTGAATTGCCATAATTAGCAGCCCTTACGCTTGCTAGAATGATCTTTGCGACCTCCGCCATATTCCATTTTGCGTTCGCGTTTACTTTCGCCGCGCTCGTGCTTCATTTCCTGTTTTTTAGACTTATACTGTTCGCCAGATTTGCTCATATTACTTGGATTGGTTTTTACGAATTCTATCAATTACTGCCATTACACACAAAGCTACACCTGCCCAAAAAGAAATTTCGCCAACAATTCCTTTCATTATTGGATACATTGATTGTGCCCATGCCCAAAATCCTGAAAAGCTTCCAATAAAGCTTATATTGTCATTTAAGTAATGTCTCATTTTTTAGAGTAGCGACTGCCTAGCCACCAGAAAATAGCAGTAAATGCCGCAAATTGCATTTCAGCAATCATGCCAGCTTGAACTTCCTCTGGTGCTTTGAAATAGGCAAGAGAAAGCACCCCAAGCAGTGCCCACGTAAGGCCCGGCCTGGTAAAAGCCCGTAAAGCCTCTACAATGCCCAGTAGCGAGGCCACCCAATTGGCGGCTCCATCAGGAATAGGTATAGCTTCATTAGTTTTTTGCGAAGCCGTAAAAGCATCCCACGCTGACTGTTTTTCAGCCGCAGCAACTTTGGCATTCATTAGCAGAATTTCAACTTCTGCATTTTTCTTTTTCTGCCACGTCTCAAAGAATCCTGTGCCTAAATGCAAAAGCGAACCTACTACGCCCCCTCCTGCTGCGTTAAATAGGATGTCGATAAGGCTCATTTTTTAAGCTTGTAAATCAAGGTTACTACTCCACGCAAGTTTTCCCTAGTTACCCTTCCCGAATCGTAAAAACCATTATAAGAACCTGAACTAATCCATCCATCTTTATCCAGCGTATTTAATTCGTGAATGACGAATTCTCCTTTTTTATGGCTAAATACAACAACCATACCAGTCTCAAGCAGGTTAAAATCTTTAGTGCTATCCAATAAAGCCCAAGCAACGATTTCCGTTGGTTTACCAGCGGGAATTAAAGGCTGCATTGAACCTGTGCCTTTTACGGCAACTACGTTTTTGTGTTCACGCAAAACTGAATCCACTTCAAATAAATTAATTTCAACAACTTTGGGATGGTTTTTCACCGCTTCAACTTGATTTAAATGAAATAATGTAACTGCAATTATTGCAAGCACAAGTAGCCCACAAATCAACATTTTAATCACGAGTAAGAGGAAGCCAAAGCAAAAATATCATCTACTTGTTCCGAAGTTAGGCCAAGAGCAGATGCCATTGCACACAAAGTAGCATCATCGCGTTTAACTTCGCTTGCAAACTCCCATGCGTCTTTGGCGTCTTGCGGAGCAGAAACAAGTGCTGCTTCAACCATATCTCTAAGGCCTGCTGCATTAAGAGCCCGGCGCAATTGAAGCGGAGTAACGGGTGATGGAGGAGGAATTGGCGGAATAAATGGAGTTGTCCACAAAACAGGAAGTTCGTCCTCTACGTTATCTTCGCTAGCTGTAGTTGGAGACACAAAGCCAATGGCCGCGCCATCGCGGAGAACCACGTAACTATTGCCGGAGATTCCAGTGACGGTAACAATAACTTCTGGTTCGGTAGATACCGTGACCGACATTGGCCAAGGAGAAAGTTCTGTGTTAGGCTGTTGGGTTAAATCGCTCATTAAATGTATTCCCACTGAATGGTGTGTTTAAGGGTTGCGGTTGTGCTGGAATTGCACCAAAGGTTTCCGGTGGGAGTAAATGGAGTGAGAAGCGTGATTTGGTTGCCTCCGGCGACAACGGCGGCAGAAGCGCGGTACTGTGCGCCCCCTGAAACGTTGCCGAGCGTGACGTTGGGCGTGCCGTTTGCGTTGATGACCCAGCTCGAAATGCGGGCATTGGTCGGGATGATGACTTGTGAGCCGCCAATCTGCTGATTGCCCGAGATGTTGGTGGTGAAGCGAATTGTGCCGCGCTGGGCGGGATCTATGACCGAGACGCCCGTTGCTGGCAGGATGAGGTCGGCGTTGTTGCCTGACGTATCGCGCACCATGTACCCTGCGTTGCGCTGGCCGCTGTCCTGCTCGAACAGGGTGCCGAGGGGGATGATGGAGATGCCCGTAAACGCCGTAGATATTCCGCTTCCTGCGTGTTGAACTCGGAACTCCACCGATGTGGTGTCGGTGTTGGTCTGGTACTCAAATGAATAAGACCCAGCCGAAGTGGGGAGGCTGAATATCTGCTCATTTGCCCCATAGTTTGGATTAGATTCAAGTGCGCTGAGACTGTAACCAGAAGCAATTCCAGCGTGGGTAACGCTAAAGCGATACCTCTTTGGCCTTCCGCCTATTACGGTAATAGTAGTGCCCACCGCGCCCGCTGTGGGGTTTGCCGTGAAGGTCTGAGCCGTCGCCGTGTTCAACGATTGAGTTGAATTTAATGCGGTCCATGCACTCGTATTCAGCGCCGTCATACTCCCACCACGTTGCTCCGGCAGGGTGACCAGACCGCGACCGATTAGGGCCGTGATCTCGGACTGGGTTAGGGCGTAGTTGGCGAAACCCGAACGGGTTAACGACCCAGATGATAAAGCTGACCCATCGCCGCGAGCCATCAGCGTCGTAGATGCTGCGCTATACGAGTTTGTGTCAGCCTGTGCGGTGCCGTAAGCGGCCCCATTTACATACCACTGCGCCATTCCAGCAGACCGGACGTAGGCGATGAATGTTTTTTCGGTAAGCGTGATTGTGCACGATACTCCACCGGATACATAGACTTTGTTTACGCCTAAAATAGTACCGACATAATATAACCCAAAAGCGTTAGTTGATCCAGAGATTAAATCCCCGTTGGTCGAACCAGGGTAAAATATGGCATACGCCGTAAAATCCCCCGTCCCCACAGCCGGAATACCACCGTTGCCAATCACCGCGCCCGCCGTGCCGTCGAACCGCAGACCCTCGCGCTCGATGAAGGCGGCTGTTTGCGCCAAATCCAATGCGTTAGCCGTAGCACTTGCCGTAGCCAAGTAATTACCTTGAAACGGAATACTGCAAAGTGTGTTTTCAAATATGCCGCTCATGGTTTTTAGACAGTAGTGTTGTGCTGCGAAAGAGTAAGAACACCATCTGTCGCACCTTCACGAATGGCCTTTAGCGCATTAGCAAAGCGGAACGGCCAAACACCATTTGTGCCGTCTGGAATTTGGTGTCCATACGATGCCGTTGGCGTACTGCCATCAGTTGTTATACGCAGGTTTCCACCTGTTAGCGTAAACCACACATGGGTTGTGTTTGAATCCAATGCAGCAACAATAACATTGGCTGACGTGTTGGAAATTGTGACCGTGCGCATGGCAACATTGCCATTAGGAACTAGCTGCATTGGGCCGTTGACTATACGTGCGGAAGACATAATTTTTAAGCGCGATTAGCGTGATTGACGAGACAGGTGTGTTGAAATGCGACGAACTGTGATATTGTTATTACGCTGACTCTCTGCCTTCTGCAACTCAGAAGCCAAATAACCTTGCGCAACGGTTTCCTCTGCCATTGCCTTATCTAGTTGACCATCCATACGCAGGAAGTCGGCAAAGGTGGCGTGTGCTGCAAAATAGAAAAACTCCATTGGGACATCCGTGCGGCTAACGTCATACGGACCGTCCCAAACCTTTTTATAGGTGGCAAATGCCGTAGTTGGAGAATTGTCCGTGGGATTAAGGATGTTAGCCCCAGCCTGATCTACATAAAACTCATACTCAACCGCACTAAGATTGAGGAAAGGCTGAGTGCGATGAATACGAAGAAAGTCTGCAATAGTGTCCAAACCCGTTTCCGTAAAAGGAATAGACTGCGAAACAAGTGTACGCTCTTCTCCAACAACCAAATAGCGAGTCCAGCTTTGGCTTTGATTATATGCTTCATAAAGGCGGCGATTAGCCAGCGCAATAACCTTGCTGCTTTCAGCAGGAGTAAACGAATCGACGCCAGCTAACGCTTGCACCAAGTCGAATAGGTCTGTGAATAGCTTGTCTTGCATTAGGCTTTATTAGGGGAAAGCTCAGGAAACTTACGGTTGAAATACTGCATGAACTCCTCGCTGTGCAAAACCTGTGCGCCATACTTGGCTTGAAGGCGGAAGAACTCGCGTGCGGGAAATACACCAACGCACTTGCCTAAGCCGGGAACCGTCTTGTGGTTCTTCATAGCAGCAGCATGACCACGCATCAAAATCTCGCGCTCTGCTTGCGTATCAAGCTCGTCCTTTAACGACTTACGGATTTCATCATTGATAGCAGAATCAATTTGTTCATCAGTAAATTGCTCCGACTTCTGGATAATTTGCATAAAAAAAGAGGGAGAAGACCCTTGTTAGAGCCTTCCCCCTCAAGTTACCACTTAGGTCAAACGCTATTAGGCGAAGCGACCAAGGTTGATAACGCGGAAACCAATTACAATTTCACCAGCAGTGATGGATGCCAAGTTAGCATCAGTCACTTTGATAACAATGTCAGTGTTGGCCGAAACAGCCTTTGCTGGCTTAGAACCAGCAAGGGTCGTAGTTGTAGCAGCGGTCTGAGCAAGCAGCGTACCAGTGTTAAACACAGGAAGCATTGGGGTAAGCGCATCAACGTCAGTTGCGGCGAGAAGCTCAGTGGTAGCACCAGCAACACCAACCTCAACAGACAGGGTGGACGAACCGACGATGTCCACGGTGTTAATAAGGCCAACGAGGTCGATAGCTGCACCAGCAGGAAGAGTAAGCAATTTCTTGTTAAGGCCAGTTCCAACGGCTTGCAGCTCGCGAAAATCTAGTTTAACAATATGCGTAAAATCGCCAATAGATTCATTAACAGTAAGGATAGGCATATTAGTGGTTATTAGGGGTTATTAGGCGATTTGGGTGATTTTGCCGTGTGCGCCGGGATGCTTAACAAGCAAAGTAAGGGTTGTATCTACATAGCCTCGCTCGCCACCGCCAAAGTTAGGGAGACGTGTAGAACCAAGAGGGATTAATTCAGCAACCCCGTAATAATCGGGATTAATCAAATAACCAGTGTCCTTGTTGGTGGTATCAGGAGCACAATCGGGATTCATGTTAACAACAGAAACCAAACCGTGGTCGCTCTGATACATCTCAACCGAAAGCTTGATTGTCGAGTTACCCATGTCAGTGTTTACATTGCGCACGGTATAATCGGTCGAACCAGAGGTGCGGGCAAAATCGGTGATGCGACGACGCAGCGCGGTATCAGCAACCAGTGTCAGGTTATTGGTGGAGCCAGTAACGCGATAGATGGAGGTGATAAGGTCATTAAACACAGTCTCCGTAAACGCAGTAGAAGCGTAAATGGAAGCTGAAGGAGTGCGGTAGGCAGCAGGAACATCCGAGCCGGGTGCAGTATCAATCCACTTGCCAAGACCACGGAGGCCGTAAACAGTGCCCGCGCCATCTTCGATGGAACGGTCATTATTGGAGCAGAGCGTAGCTTCAATGTCGCGTTTAATCTCGCGCACGGCCTTGGCTTCAGCTTGGGCAATTTTAGCTGGGCCAACGCTATCAACGGCATTCTGAAGGTCAGAAACCATGAAATCGCGGCGAAACTTTTGCACGTAATTGCCAAGGCGAGCACGGCCACTAAACTTGTCAGTGAATGTAGTTACATCAGCGCCTTCAGCAACACCAGTGGTGCTAGGGGCCGATAGCGAGTCAACAGTCCACTCAACAAAAGTAGCGGAAGCTTTGGATTTAGAAGCACTCGAAAGGACGGGAGTCTCTTCGGGAGCAAGAATAGTAAGAACGTCGAGCAATTGCTCTCGGTTGGAGACAGCGGAACCAGGATTGGTTGTGTCGTAGGTATCTGAAAAGGCCATTGTATTAGGTTATTAAGGGTTTTCTGACGTTAAGAGCGTTTAGATAATTGAAGTGCACGCATTGCTGCATAGTCACTAACACTGCCTGTTGAACTAAAGCGTTTGACGGTTTCTGAAATAGCTTTGGAGCTTCGCGCCTCTGGTTTTTCCGAAGAACCAGTTGAGCTAGTCGGGCTAGATGGGGGAGTAATCTTTGGTTTAGCGTCCGTGAGGGGAATGGATTTGCGGCCATACATAGAGTTGGCTGCGTGAGCCAAAATGTAGGGAAGCTGTGGAGCAGTGTCGGGATCGGCTTCCAAAAGCTTAATCAGCCGCTTGTCTCCAAGCATAGCCTCATATTGCTTACGGGTGTCGTTGTCCTCGCCATTGAGCCAGTCTAATTCCTTGCGGGCGGTTTCGTCGAAGTTCTTTTTTAATTGAGACCGATTCTCACGCGCTTGCAACTCTTGGAGTTGGGCGGGCAAAAACTTGTCCTTAGCTTTACGGGCATTTTTGAGAGCAGCTTTAATATCTGCTTTCGTCATGTCCCTACCATCGACGGTTGTAACGATGTCATCGTGTGCAAGGTGGTCAGCCTGATCGAGTTTATCCTCGGCCCATTCGATAACGTCTGTAACCTCGCGGGCCTTAGCCTGCAAAGACTCAACGGTGTCCAAAGCGGCGTATGGATTCTTCTCAACCGACTTCACTTCAAGCGGAGACTCTTGATTGCGTTTATTCAGTTCGGACTGAAGGGCGGCAATTTGCTCCTCTGCTTGTTTGCGTTTTGCTGTGAGTTCACCGAAGCGAGCTACGGCACGGGAGCCTAGCTTGTCCGATAATTCACGCAATTCCACATCTGACATCTCACCAAGATCAAACTTAGAAAGAACGTCTTTTTCCTTCGGCTGTTCGGGTTCAACCTTCGGTTCCTTTTCGGGTTCCGGCTGGTTGTCCTTAATAGCTTTAGGTGCTTCTACGGGAACCTTGGGGGTTCCGAGTCGGCGAGCGGCAAGCTCGGCAACTGTAATGTTCGACTTTTCCACTGTTTTGATTTCGGAGCCAGCGTTCTCCGTAGTAACTTCATTAGACATATTTTACGCTCATTAACGCCTGAGACGGTGGGCGATAATTCATTATTACCACCCCCGTCAATTGGCTTGCTCTAGCAACATTACCAATGTTACCAGAGCAATTATTGCGTATGGCGACGGATAAGCTCCTCTGCGTTAATCATGCTAAGCAAGTCATTATACGCTAGGATTCGTCCGCTAATCTGCATTACCTTTTCCGCCGATGCTTCGTGAAGCGTGGAAATGGTATGCTCCCGTTGCTCCACTAGCACCTTTGCTAGATGGGCAAACTGAGGATGGTTACTAAGCCACTTCAAGTCTTGTTCTAAGTTCATTTAGACATTCCTTGTGTTGTCATGCCACCCATGCTCGCGGGCGCGGTACCAAACTTCCCGATCTCAGCGTTCTGAGCCTGCTGCATCATAAATGTATACTGACTGTGGTATTTCTCCAAGCGTTCCTTAAATGCCTCGTCTTGCGCCAAGCGTTGCTGAACGTCAGGCTGCTGGGTGTACTGCTGAATCACCTGCATTGCCACTTGTGCGCCGTTAGGACGGGCGGGCATCTCAATGGATGCACTAATCTTCGTTAAGTCGTCTGTGACTTGTTTAACGATTTGCTCTTGGGCTTGCTGCGCAGGTTGCAAAATGGTAGAAGCAAGAACGGGATCAATAGAAGCGGCGATAACATCAAGCAAAGCGTCAACATTAATACGGCCATTACGATCCAACTGAATAAGCGACACAAGCTGCTGGAGTTTGGTTTCTTGACTTTCCGGATCGTGATTGAGTACATCGTAGGAAATAGTGGTGTCGTAATTCTCGTCTGGATTACCCTTACTGAATTGCTGCGGGTCTGCAACACCTGTTACTTGGAAAAATACGTTATCTGGGCCGAAGCGTTGGAAGGCGCGGTAGCATTGGCCTAAAACCTCGGCTGCGTGGCTAAGGAACTTGTCCACCATAAACTGCTGCTTCACTTGCGACAGCGGGTTATCAACGTCTAGGCCAACAAGACGGTCTGCCTGCGCCTGCATTGTCTGTTCCATTTCCACGGAACCAGCGTTAAATGCGGGTACAGGGCCAAACTGAAACTCGCCCGCACGCTTGTATGGAACGTAGCGTCCCGGCCCCCAATCGCTAGGAGCGTTGCCAATGGGGTGCATAATTGGCGGAAGTGTCGCCAAGCTATTGCGGTCAATACGCGAATCTCGCTCAATTTTGACCTGCTGCTGAATGCCGCGAAGGAGGTCGGGTATGGTCTGGATGTCGTACAGGCGCTTTGAGTCTTCGCTAAGACGGGTAACGACAACGGGGTAGTCTTCGTAACCGTTTAGAAGCTCAAACTTAGCATAGCCATTAACTGAATCTGTACCACTGAAATCACGGTGGAAAACCGTGCAATAAATCCCCTCACTGTTGTCATCCTCGTCGATCAAGCGTTGGTATCCGTATATAACTTCGATTAAATCGCTGTCGCCATTGTGAACTGTCGTAAGGGAAATTGATTTGCGACCGTCAACGTAGCTGTCAACGGAGTCGGAGCCTAGGCCGCGATGACGCGCAATGACGTAATCGACCCACTCCTCATCCCAATCGTCCGTGCTCACCTTATTCTTCAACTCTTGGGCCGTATAGAACGTCTTCCAGAAGCAATAGGGGGCGCGTTGGGGGTCTGTAACGTAAGGAGGGAAGAAGAAATCACCGTCCGGCGAAAGGGTCTTCACCATTGGTGCATCAACTTGGCGGCGGACAATGGGCAAGTCGGCTTTACCTGTTTTGCGCAGTTGGGCTAAGGCTTTCTTGGCCCGCTTATCTTGCACGGTAGGAAACGACTGCTTCAGGAGCTGAATCACTTGGTCATCCTGATTGCCTGCCAAAATAGCATTGGCTAAATCGGGAGCTGCTTGCGCAATTTGCTCTAAGCTAAACTGCTGTAAATAGGTGCGGTCTTCACGGTGCCAACCAACATAAGTGATTAACAGGCCACGCTCAAAGAAGTAGTTGGCCCCAAGCTCCATCTCACGCTTGAAGCGCGGAATGTAGCCACTGGTGCTCATCCATTTCATGAACGAGGAAACAATCTTGGCACGGGCAATGTCGGACGCTTCCGTTGGGTAGGCTCGCACATTCGCCCGATTGAGCGAAGACATTACGAGAGCTACGAGACGGTTAATACGCTCGTCAATAACGTGCGCTTCGGTATCAGAAGCACCTTCCCACGGAAAAGCATCGCTACCGTGTCGGCGCAAGTCACGGCTTTTTCCCGGCCAGTAGTTACGACGATCATCATAGCTAGTTCGGCACAAGTCGATGTAAGACGCAAGTTCGAGAGTGGTTGACGCATACGCTTTACGCAGCGTATCTACATCTGGCTCTTTCGATACATAGGTAAGCGATTCGTGAGTATTATCCATTAGTTTTTCGGTGCGTCTTAGTTAAAACCTAGCATTTTGGTCAAGCTTTGACAAATTGGTAGCTCACCTCTGTACCATGCACCAATTTCTCAACTAAAATGCGCTTTTTATCGAGCTTTCCGCGATAGCGATTGGGGATTTTGACTGTGACCTTGCCTTCTTGACCCGCAACTGTGGCGTAAACAAAGCGAGGGTTGGGGCATTGACCAATGACGACACCTTGCAGCGTAGAAGCCTCAACGTGAGGGCCGGAAAAGTGCTCCTTGATTGCCTTAACGCCTTCTAAGGTGAACCAAGTGCGCTTACCGACGCCCGTATAGAGGTCTGGATTCATGCTCTGCTGGTAAACCATGAGGTCATTCACGGATACCATAATTTCGTTTGCGAGTTCAGTGATTAGTACTTTCATAAAGATACTTAAATTGAGCGTAATGGCTGTTTTATTGACTTAATAGCCACCGGAACGGCGCTTAACGTGCTTGAAGTCTTTCGGGTCAACGTAGTAAATGTCACTAACAGCCGCATAACGCAGGCAGTTTCCGCAAACAAGTGGAGTCATGTTTCTCCTTACGATAAGCGTTCCATTTGGAACAGTTACGCAATAAACCATGCCGTCGTAATCAATTTCATTTACTAGCATACGCTTATCCTTTGTAGTAACAGTAGCCTTACGGGTCTTACGCTGCGGAATGTGGTAAAGCGGAGTTGTTGATATGCGACTCCCGCTATCAAGCATCCTCCAATTGACTAGTCCTTGAGCAAGGCCAAGCAACTGCATAATGACTGTGACTTGGTTGGCCAGAACAGGGGAAACAGTAGCGTAAGTTGCAGTGTTTTCGTATTTGCGCCAGCCATCGCCCAGAACCATTGCCTCCCACATCTTCGCCAAAGCGCATTTCGGAAACTCGATAAAGTTGGACGGAAGCATTTTGTCGTAGCTATTTCCTAGTGGAAGCAAAATCTCCCACAGTGATTGATTGGAGATAACATAGGAAACTCCGCGATATGCCCAATTAAACCCAATTCGGTCAAGCAATGCCTCTATCCTGAGACATTTTTCTGGGTTCGCTGTTTTGCTTTGAGATATGTAAATTGAGTATCCCCTACCGGGCACTTGTATTTTTCCTCCCTTGGTTCCGGTCGCGCTTCCTTCAGCTACATACCAGCCAAGGAACTCAGCCCAATCAGAAACCATCATTTTCCTGCCTGCAATCTCAATCTCGTAATCATCGGAATCCTTAACTCCATTGGTTACAATTAGGAATGTGTCCTGCCTGCAAATATCTTTAGCCAACCTAAATTTCAGATTCTTTCCCTGTTTAAAAGTAAGCATACGGTGATTTGGGGTTACCGCAAAATCAATGCTGTTTGATTTGGCTGTAATCAGTTTGCCTGAAAAATGGCGCTCATGGTATTCGGTTGGAACTTGCCACTCCATAAATCCGTCTTTATCCATTGTTGCCACTGGCTCCAATTTTGATAGATCGCAAAACTTAACCCATCCGCTTTTAGTCAGTATTTCCGTCTCTACGTCATAGCAATCCACAGGGTCTTTCGCTTGCTCGTCTGGGCCTTGCGCACCCGTGTACTCCTGTAAGGCCCAAATGATGTTCTCACATCGTTCGGAGACGTAAAAATGGGGTCTGTTAATTG